GCATGATGAGTTTATTGGCAAGTTCATTATATTGTGTCAACAGTTCATCATACTTCGCCATCATCTCATTTTTTAGTACGGCATCATTTGTCTGGATAGCCACAACAAGAACGTCCCCGGCAGTAAGCCAGCATTTGCGAGTGTCGTTATAAATCTGTTTGATCTGTACCAGACGATCCCCTGCAAGCTGACCGGACTGTTCCATCATGACGCCTGTGTCGTGGATCTGCCGGAGGGTCGTGGACCCGATGACATAACCCGTGACTGCTGGTTTCATGGTGGCACAACCAACCAATCCCATGCACAAAAGCAATACAACCAGTTTCTTCATACATACCTCCTTATGGTTTCTTTTCTAATGATCTGAGTGTTCTGGCAACCAATTGTTTATTTCTCTGATGCTGAACCTGATACAGAGCTACTGCGCTAGCTCCCGTAAATATTGCTACAATGGGATCTAAATTAATTGCAATTCCTAACCATGCCCCTAAATACCCCTGCAAAATTGCCATGATTGGACCGATCACTGCAGCAATGATTGGGATAAGCCACGGAACAGCCTCTCTCAGTTTTGGAATAACAATTTTGAGCAATTCAACTACTAACAACACGCCCACAAGGTTGATAAAATTTGCTACAATTTGCTGATATGCCATATTTTTTCATCTCCTTTCTATAACCATCTGCTGAATTTTGTCTTGCACCATCCGGGATTAGGCGGGTCTGGTTCAGGAGGGATTGGGGCTGATACATCATTCCTACCCGTGATGATTGCACACTCCGCATCATCCTGTCTCAGTTTGTTCATGTCGTCCTCGGATATTTTGCACTCCCCATTGATGCCCCAATCCTTGCCCCATGAATTATGGAGGGTGAAATAATGCCCCTCCAGGTTATATCCATTCATGAGAATGCAATGTCCACCTTCATTCATTCCCGTGGTATGGATGAATCCGTTGGAATCCGTTGACATCATTCCAGTCATCCATGAAACTCCGATGACGGATGGACCGACCTGTGGGCTGAGAATCCAATCAGACATGGAGAATGCCCATGCTACACTGTCATACCACCCAAGAGAACGGCAATACTTCCATCCCCCAAGAACCGAACTGCCCTGGTAATCTGTTCCAGGCCATTCATCATTTTCTTGGGCCCCATGATATATCTTGACAGCATAGTCATAATCTATGGAAGTCACCGGAACCGGCACGGCAATCAGTTCATGGGCCCACCCGAACCCAACGCAATATGGGTCTGAACCCTGGTCGAGAACTTTAGAACAATTCCAGTAAATGGACTTCGGTTCTAACCCCATTACCTTAGAACGGATTGGGAAGTTGCGTGACCGCTCATCAAAACTTTTCAGCCGTCCAAATTGTCGCTCCATATTCACTCCAGGTGACCCATGTCCCAACTGATTGCAGGTTTACCCCCATATTTCTCTTCCCATATACGATGCCAATGCTCATGTCCCCATGAAGGTTCGACAATATGTAAGCAATCTTCACTTAAAAAATACAGGTCAATGGCTTTCCCAAATTCATGTTGCGAATGGTTGTTAATGCCATCACATTTGCTTAACCCGGCATCGTAAAGCCTCTTTTGTTCATCGGATGACCGCTTGCAAAAATCAATGATGGGGCGTTCACCCATCCCTATCATTTCAATAATTAGAGAGCAGATATTTTTAGTAAACTCAAGCCGTGTCATTTTCCATCCGCCCGCCTTAGAAGATCGGCCATGATGATAAGATTCTGGGCAATCTCTATAAGTCCACCCTCTGGGGTCTTGAGATTTTTTGCTATTAGTTTTAATATTGCCTGAGATGCAATGACCTTGTTCCTGAGTTCGGCAAGGATTTCTTTCATTTCAATATCCTGAAATTCTTTGATTCCTGGAAGCTGATAATCACATCCCAGGGGATAGTTACAATCTTCTGACCGAATTGAATCTGATCCTCCATCCTGATTCTGAACATGGCATATCCGCCCTGAGTTGTGTCGAGGTCGATGGATATGATCTTCCGGTCAACCATGTGGATGGCCTCTTTGTAGTCGGTCCCCATGGAAACAGAATAGGAAATAGCCGGATTGCGGAAACTCCCTCCGCATCCAATCAGGAATAAGAAGGCAAGAAAGCAAAGCAATAGCTTTTTCATTTCTCCTTCCCCTTCTCCTTTTTTTCCTTCAGCCAATCCTCATGTTTGATGGCCTTGGGATCATAGAGTTCTGCCCATCCAGTTTCCTCCAGCCACTTGTAGATGCGGGAAATAGGGATGATGTAACTCATGTGATAGACGGCATTAGGGGCCCATACTGCCCATGTAACAGCGATACGGGATGGAATGCCTATGTATTCCTGTGTTGCCTGGAGGAATGCCCCGCCCCCTGAATTGCCGAATACCGAGGGTGCATTTAACATCCAGTAGGGAAGGTTGTCTATCTCGTCAGATAGGGAGGCGATCTGCCCAGCGGTAGGGAATGGTGAACGGCCCAGACCAGAGCCGCATACGTAGACTGGGTCAAAGATTCGGAGTTTATCAACCTTGTCTTTGGGCAGGAGTTTGACAGACTCAACCTTCTCGTCACTTCGCATTTTCAGAAGTGCAAGATCATGGTCTTTATTCCACTCGACAATGTCGGTAAGCACAAGTAGGGTTCCGGTGGCTGTACTCATGTTGAGATACTTGAAAATCTCGACCTCTATGGTAGCCCTCTTTTCTTTCTTGATGGACTTCTTTTCAAGGGAATCCCATTCCTCATTAATCTGGATTGCGCTGTCAACAACATGGTGATTCGTCAAAATATAAGTATCATAGCGTCCTGTGCATTGCTTACAGGTGAATATTACACCAGACCCCACGGAATTGTCAGCCCTAACCCGGACGGTAGGGTAGAGGATGAATTTGTGAAGGTCGTCGATGCTGTCAGCAAGTGCCATTGTTGTAAATAACACTACAAGTGTAGTAAGAATCACAACAGGCCCAAATCGAATCTTTTTCATGTTAATACCCCATCATCTAACAGGAAGTATTTTTAATGCTCGAAGCACTAACTCCTGGTTTACTTTGATGTTATACATCACGGCTGCATTACCTATAACTGTTTTTTTGATTTCAGTTACGTCATCACACAGAGCATAATGCTGTATGCTATACATCTCTTTATCTAGCTTCTTGTCAAGCTGGTTACTGAAAGCATTGACCATAAAAAACGTGATGGTTAGCGTTAACCCCATAGCCGATATGATAGAAGCTAAGAGCCATCTGTAGGTTACGTATTTGATTTCTCCATTTCCATTAGTAGCCATGCGTTCATTCCCAATAAAAAAGCCACCCGATTAACTGAGTGGCCCTAGAAGACGATTGGATTTTATTCTTTAGTTAGTTCATTTGTAAATCAACATTATCAGCATGAGAACCCATTAGGGTATCCATGTTTCTTAATATGTTAATCGTCCCACATTACAACGTAACTGACACGTTCATTCAAAGTATTTATATTGCCATTGGTTCCCACCGTAAAATAACAATCACCTACGGCTGTAACTCCGTTGGCTATAGTCGCGCTGGTCTGTAGATTTTTTGAATCAGCCCCAAATTCCGTTTGCCACGCAACAGAGGCTTTCGCATCTGTTAATGGGATAAGCCAAATTGCTGAAGGGGTTCCCTTTCGAGCCAGAGTTACGGTTAGGCCCGCCCCAGTCCCGTGATAGTGTCCCGTCATGATTTTCGGATATAAATTTATGATTCGGTCGGAATCAAACGCGCGGATTGCACTCGGCCCTGGATCGGCGAAGACGTAATCAATATAATAGTAAACAGGTAGCCCCATTATTCCATTCGCGGGCAATGTTAAAGCGAATATTGTGACTCCATTCTTAGATGCTGCTGCAATTGCAGAAATGTCCCAGGTTTTCGTTTCCCAGGCACCACCAGCAAAATTAAAAACACCACGGTTCTGTTCATTATATGCAGCTTCACCAAAATGGAGATTCAAATTGGCTTGCGGAAGCGAATTGTATAAAGATACACTGAGATACTTATAGTTTGTTAAATCCCAGCTTCCCGCAGATTTTGTACATTTGATAATACCAGTAATCCCATCTGGAACGGTAACTCTTATCGAACCTGTGCCTTCATGAAGCGTAGTATTATCTAATGCAAGCGTAACACCCGCCCCAGAATGGACACTCCATTGCGTGGCAGCATCACAATCATCCAATTCAAGAAGCGTCCCACGCACGACCTTTATATCCCCCGGCTCTGTTGGGTCGTCTTCGTCCATGTAAATATCCAAATCCCCAGGAATAGTTACCTGCGTCATACCATCTACCTCATTCTCAAGATCGGTAATCCTTTGGTCAAGCTGTCTGATGTTATCCCGTAGTTGTTTAACTGTTGTATTGTTCTGCGCACTTGCATTACCAGCAAAAAACAGCAAACAAGCGATGACACAAACAGCCTTTCCCATGGTTCCCTCCGACCAGAATTATATTAATGCTCCGTTACAACTGGCATGGTTGAAGATGGATAGACCTTATCACCTTCACTCATTGTTTCATATTGTTCCGATGGGAAACCATCTTGCGTATATCCAACCGGAATAATACGAATATCGTAAGTAATATTTCGGCTCATATCAACAGCAGTGTAGCTGCTTTCCTTATTCGATGAGGTATGGAGCAGGGTGTACTTAGAAATATCTGCGAATGCCCCCACCTTATACATAATCTTATATTTCTTGACAAAGTACTCTCCGAAGTCGGACCAGTCAGACCAATCAATCTTTATTTTCTTTGGTTTTATTCTGCTTACGCTTGGTGTATAAGCAGACATTGACGGAATGGGGGGGGCAAATGTTCTAATAGTCGTAGGAGAAGGCCAAGCCCATTTTGATTTCCTGTTATCCTTCCCAATCGTCCTGACACACCAGTAGTATTTCGTATTATATGGCAAACTCCCTATCCGAACACTTATGGTGGATGGTTGGGGGGAAGCCGTAAACGTCCAATAGTCCCCCAGGTGTGCACTATATCTGGTGTGGAATGTGTATCCCCCAACGATTACCGTGGCCGTAGACGCAAACTCCACCATAACCCCATTGTTCAGGATTTGCAAATCTCCGTTTACTTCTACGTCAGTGGCCTCCCATGTGGCCCCTCCGTCATCAGACCACCTAAATTTATTAGGATAGCCCGAATCCGTTATCTCAACCTTGTAAGTTTTATTCGTTGTTTCTGTATATTCTCCGTCAACCCCCATCGTAAGCGAACCCGTGCCCGTGAATGTTGGCTCGCTGATTTGGGCGCCAGGGTCTTCGATAACCTTTTTAAACCATTTGCTGTCTCCCTTTTTCCTGTACCTGAATTCGTAACTCAGGCCAGCTTCCATGTTATCGCATTGGAATAGGAGATAAGTGTCAAGCTTATCTTGATCGGTAGTATCATCCATCCCCGTGGTAGCGACAAGGCCAGTCGGGGTATCATGTTTTAGGTCGGGATCGCTGATTGTGCTGTTGTAGGCTGAATGGACAGCAACGTGGACACCCGTCATATCATAAATGGAATTATTCTCTTCCTGAAAGGTGCAGGATAATTGCTGATCTGGTGTGACACTTGCAGATACAAGACGCATCCGTTCATTCGTCCAACCTGGAAACGAATGAGTAGTCTGGATAATATCTCCAGGGTCTAATGCAATGGTCCTTATAGAACATGGCAACGTATATGTCTTATTATATCTTGCCCTCTTGAGATGGTATGTTCCTATGTGAGCAGCGAGTTCATAACTCCCAACTCCAATCAGAACCTTGTCCATGACACGAGGTTCACCGTCAAGAGTAAGGTTGGTCGAGTCCGTGATGGTCAATGTCTTGGCGGTGTAATCATCGTCGGGGTCGTAGAAAGTAACCTTCGCTTGGTTGGGAGTTTCAGGAATGCCGGGCATGGAAATCTGGAATCGGTCCGGTAGAGTATTGATATCCCTCTCTGTTAGGGTCATTACCGCGCTATCGGCTGCATAGTTCTTCAGATAATATTTTCCCTCAGACCATATCATGTAACCCCTGAATGAGTCCATGATGTCCTGCAAGACTTCAATGAAGGGCATCTGGTCGAAGATTCCCCCGTTAAACTGAATCCACGGGTCTTGCGCATCACACCAAGTCGCAACGGTCGAGACAGAGGGAAGGTCGATCAATGAGTATGATATGCCCATCCCGTACCGATCATTTGTCATGAAGTCGAGCCACACTAGGGCGGGGTTCTGCGATTGCGGGGTATCTCCCGTACCCCATGATACGGTCCCAGTCCGTGGGTCATATAATGTTCTGCCCTTAATGACGGCTGTAATATCCGGCATCTTAGACCATGCTTCTTCATTGTAGGACAGGATGAAAGAACTATAGGCAGTCCACTTCATGGGGTCATTCCATCTGGGGTTGCCATATGTTCCGTTACTTAATAGCGTGTCTGATGTTTGATCGGCTGTTCCTAAATGATTGTTGGTTTGGACTAGATCCAATCCCTTATAATCGTCATAATATTGCATTCTCTTGTCGTCAAACTTAACCCTAGTTCCGCTAAGATCAGTAGCAATCCCCTCTATTGGACCCTCAGACCATGTTAGAGCAATAGCAAGATATTTGTGATCATCTCCGGCTGCATTGACGAATACCCTGTTGCCACCTACCCGACACTGGCCGTATACAACCCTTACAGGATCATTGCTTAGTTGGCTGTTGATTAGATGCCCCTGGGAGGTCTGGGAATATTTTGGCATCTTCGGTTTGGCAGAAGTCATGGCGTATGAAGCTACCGACATGGCAACGGAGAGGGCTACGGCTGCAACGGTAAACCATGAAACAAACATGGTGCTAATCATTATACCGCCACCAACAACTGCTACTGGCATATTATAATAATCTCCTAATATCTATCAGGTTAAACTTTAACCGTTCAAACATCTTGAATGGAATTGTCTTACCACCTTTTTCAGTAATTACATGAACGTTCCCATTACCCGTATATACTCCGGGAGCTGCACTGCCATCTCTCATTCTAAATACTACAAGATCGCCACGCCTGATATGCTCAACGTCAACTGACTCACCTAGCATAAGGAGGTATTCTTCCAGCTCCTTACGCCCCCCGCCTGATTCCCAAACATCTTTATAATTCTGTTCTGTGATTCCCCTATATTCTTCCTGAAACTTGAATCCCATTGTTCGATATAGATTACCAATAAATGATAGGCAATCCCATCCCCTAGAGGTATCCCCTAGGGAGTATTGGCAGTCCACAAACTTGCTCATACTATTTGACAGGTCTGCATCTTTCATTTGCGACCCCAGACTATATTCTTTTTGGCAAGTCCGGGAAGCCACCTGAAGCCTCCGAAGTTTG